GTGCAACTTTCGGCGGTGCAACTTTCGGCGGTGCAACTTTCGGCGGTGCAACTTTCGGCGGTGCAACTTTCGGCGGTGCAACTTTCGTCGGTGCAACTTTCGTCGGCGTAGTCTCAAGCTGAGACTGTTGTTGGTCTAGCCAACCTTCAAAATCTTGAAGCCAGTTAAATATATCCTTTGAAGTCGTAGGAACTGTAGCAAGGTTTTCTGGTATACCCGGAAAGATTTTGTAGATATCCTCGGATACAAGCAAAAGCTCAATCGTTTGATCAGGGTCCAGATCAGTGCCTTCCACAATATCCGTGCTTCGTGTTGATGGGTCACTGATTACATCAAAAATGTCGCTCACTTCACTCCACAGTGTTCGTAGGTTACCCAAACTGCTTGGGGTGATTTCTATTACCCCTACAACCTCATCTTCATCAACAGCATAGTTGCTGTTGATGTTGTCTCTTGGGTCACCAGTTTCGCTTTTGATAGCTTGCTTGGTAACTAGTTGTGGGGTCCGATTGGGTGTCGCAGAAATCTGTTGACTGACTTGTTGTGCATCAACCCCAGCTTTTTCGGAAACTCTTTTGACAACCCCCGTCTGCGCTGTTTTTTTATTCTTCGCTGACTTGGATCTGGTCTGCTGACCAGCTTGAACAGCAGCCGCAGCAGCCTGTTGTTTAAGCTTAGGGTTATTAGGAACTGGAGTTTTTGGGATGTCATCCGTCCCAAGCTCTAGGGTCGTGTCCATGAGGTTCCTTGAGTCTTCCTCAATGGCTTTGATGATCTCTTCACCTTGTTCTACAGTAGCTTCTGGAACCTCAGGGCTTGTAGCTCTGGTCCACGGTGTGTATCGCATACGCCCGGACTCTGCCCCAAAAGGTCCACTTGGTCTCGCTCGACGGGTTGGGGTTGTCGTGGCGGAAGCAGCCACAGGAGTCAGCGTAGGTGCAACGGAAGCAGGTTCAGCGGCAACAGGGATCGGCGTAGATGCAGCGGCAACAGGGGTCAGTGTAGTTGCTGCGGCAACAGGGGTCGGTGTGGGTGCAGCGATAGGTGCGGCAGCGGCAACAGGGGTCGGTGTGGGTGCAGCGGTAGGTGCGGCAGCGGCAGGAGTCGGCGTAGGAGCAGCAGGTTTGTTCAAAGTCGCTGCAAGGAGATCCCCAGCAGAAACAGTCTTATTTCCAACGCGAACCCCGGCTCGCCCAGAGGATTTACGTAGGACAGCTTCAACCAGATCTGCCGTGATTGGAGACCCAGACTTGCGGAGGTCACCAGTAACCTTGCTTACAAAGTCACTCTCCATCTGCCGTTGGGCAAGTTGGGTTGCCCGTTGGCTACCCTTGCTAAATTGATTCGACGTTGCTTTCGCAGCCCCAAGACCACCACCGATAGCAAGACCAACAACACCTGCGTGCAGTGCTTCGCTCATCCGATCAAACAAGGGTTTATCTTCCCCTGTAAAACTGGTTTCCACGATGCCATTGACGAACTGATCCAAAGCTTCTTCCGGAAACTCTTCAAGACCCATCTTCACACCACCAGCCACCCCAGTCATCAGGCGCGATTGGGAAGCGATCCCACTAAGACCATTTTCTTTAATGGTTTCCTTGAGTCGTTTAGCAGTGACTTCTTTAAAGGTCTTTTCGGTAAGGCGACCGTTGATCTTGGTGGTGATGCCAGATGTATCAGCGAACTGATTGATCGCACTGAGCATCTGCTTCTTGTTGGCTCCTGCCATGAACAGTTCCTCAACCCCACCTGCTTTACCAACCACCGAAAAGGTGGTGGCAAGAATAGCACTAAGCCCACCTTGGATAAGGCCGGAAGATAGTGATGCTTTTCGGACTTCCTCCGGGGTATACATCGGAGTCCCGTCCGGTTTCTTCATCTCGGACAAGGTCGCATAAGTGCTGCTGTAACTCATCCCGGCGACACGGTTTGCTGTCGGTAGGAAGTATGCAGGAGCCTTCACCCAATCAGAGTTAAGCGCCGTGTTGTATTGTTTGATTAGACCAAGGGCTTCTTCCGGCGACACGGACTTTTTGAAGGCTCCTTCCAAGGACTCCTTCATCAGAAGCTTTTCAGCGGACATCTCTGTGGTCTCTCGTAACCCTTTGCCAAGGGCTGCGGTCATAAGACCCTTCATCGTCATCCGTGCGCCAGACCGTGCCGCCAGATACCCTGCCCCCGCCACGGGGGTAGCTACGGTAGACACCCCAAGGGTCACAAGCCCGTCAACGATGACCGGGGTGAGACCTTCTGCGATGTCCTGTTCGATGCCAAACTGAACTCCAAAGAGGTTAGCTACGTTACGACGCTCTTGCTGTTCCTTAGCGTAGTTGATGAAATAGTCTCTGGATTGTTCGTTCCCTCCCAAAGCAGGAATGGCAAGAAGCGTGCCCCACACAGAATCCTTGATCGATGCCCCGACACCTGCTGCACGGGTCTTGAATTCATTGAAGTTATCCCGGTCCTCAAGGAATAGTTCAACAGCATCCTTCTGGGTCTTGCCAGACCCAATTACCTCTGCTTGGAAAGTGATCCACTTCTCCCCCATCTGGCTAGCGAGTTGCTTAGCAGTTTCGGGCGCACGTTCAACCATCATTGTTTCCCTATCCAGCCTAGCTGCGGCGATCTGCTGCGGGGTCAGTTCGTCTTTCTTTGCCTCTAATGTTGCTTCAAAAGAAGTCTTTCTCATCATGGCAGCGGGGTGCATCACAACACTCCCGTCCGGGGCTACCGCAATATTGGCTGCTGCCTGTTTCGGATCGTCCCCCTCAATTTCTGAAAAGCGAACTGTGCCGTCAGAGTAGGCTTGGCGCATCGCAAGCGTATCAATAATCGGTTTGATTTCTTCAACCGTTACAGAGTCACCTTTATCAAGAAGACCAGACCTGTTGAGTTCCCCCGCGATTGATTCATAAACCCCGGTCAGATCCTGTTTGGATCTCTCAGTTGCCTGTGATCCATAGTAAAGGGAAGACACAGCATCCAAAGGAGAAGTGATATTCTCCAAGAGAGTTTTTTCTGGGGTATTTTTGAGATATTGATCCCCCGCAATTTTTTCTTTGATCTCGCCAAACCTCTCTGAGAAGTAGGGGTCATCCTTAATAGATTGAAAGACTACCCCACTTAGCTCTTTGGACCGTCCGTAATCAACCCACCGGATATCAGACCCATCAACCTTGAGTCCTTCCACTGGGGACAAAGCACTGAAAGCGTCTGCCGCTTTACTTGCCCCCAACACCCCAGCAGAGTATGCCTTGTTGATCTCCGCGTTAATTTGTTCTTGCGGAACACCACGGGGGAAGAACAAATCCTTGATGGGTTTCCCGTCCTTATCCAGTTCCAATTGACCACCCTTTTCTCGGTAGATTTCCGCCATGCGGAAACTCCCTTGGGAAACCAGATCTCGCTTGATCTTGTTCTGGAACAAGGGATCGGATACGATCTTATCAGCTTCGGCCTTGAGGATGTTGTATTTGTCTTCTACACCGTCCGCAAAACCTTCTTTTTTAAGTTCCGAATACTCATACGAGACTGCTTCATCCCGTTCGTTGAGGACATCCCTAAAGGCAACATACTCGGAAAGAACGTCCCGTTCGTCTTTGGTCAGGTTGTCACTATCACGGGCAAGCCCTATGAGCTTTTCGGTATCAAGCTCATCTTCCATGAAGATCCCTGTCTTATCGAGGGCTTCTTGACGGGCTTTTTTACGGGCTTCTTCGTCTTCTTCGTCTTCGGTTTTTTCGACTGCTCCGTAATAATCAAGGATGTTTGCCATCCCTTGGCGGATCTCATTCTCAGAGTCCGCTCCGGAATACTTGTTGGAACTCAACAAGGACTGACGAACATAGTTACCGTATTCCTTGACGGGTCTATGATAATCGTCTGCGGGGGCAGATTTGCCTAACAGACTATCGACACGAAGGGTGTCAAACTTATTCGAGGTCTCCGGTCTCTGGAGCCATTCATCGAACTTTAGGAATGAGGAGGTTGGTTTATTTGGGTCGGATAAAGTAGCCATTCCTAAAACGATGCTGTTGGTTTTGCTACGGGGTTGGTGTCATCCTCCCAGTAACTTCACCAACATTACCTCCATTACTGGAACCGTCAACCCCATAGGGTAGCACTTGTTCCCACACAGACTGATATAAAGATTCATCTGGGAGGTTCGGGTCTAGTTTAAAGATTTTTGCGTAACCTTTCAATCTAGTTCTTTCAATTGGTTTAAGAGCGGGTTCCCTGTTAATAGATGCGTTTGGCCCACCACCTGAAGCCGGAGTCGGTATGACCATCTCCATACTTTTAAGATCAGAGAACATTGCACTAAACCTTTTCTGCTCTGTGGCTTGGCTATCTTTGTCCTGCTGCTGTTTTGCCGTTGCATCTGACTGGGCTTGTGCGGACTTATTAACAGCCCCCTGAGCTTCCAAAAGAACATTAGCGGTTCCTAAAATGCCGGAATCCTTAATCTTTGCGGCTTCTTCTTTAGCTCTGTCGAAGCTGTTAGCCTTTACCAACATTTCAACGCGGGTAAGCTGATCAGCATCTTTTTGACGAGTGTCCAACTGAGCTTGGTTTATTCGTTCACGAATCTGAGCGATGTTCTCTTTGAGAACGGAACTGGATTCAATTCCAGAGATATTCTTCATCGTCCAATCTGACAGTTCTTTCTGAGCTTGGACTGGATCCACGGGAATCTTTTGATCAATTGCGGATAGCTGAGTTGCTAACTCTGGGTTGTTAATAAACTCCAGAGCTTCCCTGCGCATTCTCGACTGCTCTTTTCCTTCTTCTAAAAGAGCTTTGTTCCGTTGGAAAACCAACTCGTCGTCGCGCCTCTTGCGCTCGTCTTCCTCTGCCTGACGAATAGCAGCCTGTGCAGGGGCAAGGACTCCTGCGGCATAGCGTTGCGCATCAGGAGTCGAATACGTGAATCGAGATCCTGCGCGGGATGGCGCTGCATCAGGAAAGTAGCTGTTTTTTTGAGGGGCTACATCACCTTCATAACTCCAGATAGACTCAGCCATAATAACTTATTTTATGTGGCATGTATTTCTCTAAATCAACCGTCCAGTATATGGGTTATTCACCCCACTAAATTGTCGAGAAGACGGAGACATGGCTTGCCCACCAAACCTTCCGCCCATCGTGGGTGACTGCCCAAAAAATGGTGAGTTAATAATCGGGGGTTGCCCGAAATATTGATTATTAAGTGGGTTCTGTTGTATACCCCGTGCATACAAAGACTCAGGGGTTTGCCCCATCTGTTTAAGTTTTTTATTCTCGAAACGCGATAGCTGGGGAGCCTTAAATGTTGGCGTAGAAGACGGAACAACCCCCATACCATACACCAACCCGTTATCATCAACCCTAGCGGCAGTTGTCACATCTGATGGTGCTGTTGGTGTTGCTGATGGTGGAGCACTATTCGCGGCAAGAATTTTTCTATAAGCACTTTGAATAGCTCCTTTTCTGCCCCTACCCCCGCGGGAGCTAAAATTTATACTGGCTGCTGGTGTACCTGCCGTAGGTTGTCCTTGATTGTTGAGATAATTTTGATACTGAGAAGAACCGGAGTATACTCCGGCAGTCCCTCCAATAAACATACCACCCCCGACCCCGCCCCCGCCTCCGCCCCCGCCCCGGCTGCGGACGCTGCCGCCGACGCCAGCAGGACTAGCTACCCCTTCAATTCTAGAAGCTATGTTGCGTTGTCTTATACCTTCTGCGACTTCTTTATCAGCCAGATAGCCTCGGTAAATACCCACCGCTTTAGAGTAATCCCCCGATTTCGCAAGTTCTCTGTACGTATTATAGTATGGGTCATTTAGATTCCCCATAAGTCTGCCCTTTTCAAGTTCTTGCCGACCCGTTCTTTTGAGGGCTTCTGGAGTATAATAGTTTTTAATATGACTAACATCCGCCTCATACTGAGCACGTTGAGTGCCAGTCATACCGTCGGGAGCTCCTTTATGTCCTGAATAACCCATAATCTTAGTGTGTTAAAGTTTAAAACCCTTATTGTCGTCCACCAAAACCATATAGGTTTGTGCCTTCTGGTGCGCCTCCTTCAAGAGCAATGCGTCTTTTTTCCGCACGGTCGCGTTGCATTTTAAAGTAATCAAGTGGGCTATCGACTCCAAGTTGTCGTGCAAGAGCTTCCTCGTAGCGCATAGCCGCAGCTTCGGGTGAGATGCTCCTATCTCGTTCGCCTTCGTAGGTTCTTCTGTTAACGAGTCTATTTAGGCGAGTGTGGATCCGGTGAGCAGGGGCAATGGGTCGCCCCTTACCAGAAGAAAAGCCAAGGGGGACTCCACGGGATTTTTCGGTCTGCGTCTGGTAGTATTCATCAAGTCCACTACCCTTGCCTTCAAGACCTACTCTATTAGTAATCTCACCCCGTCTGGCAAGTTCTTCTTCTTGCCTAGCTATAAATCTATCAAGATCATACCCAACTCCAGCATTAATAGCGTCTTCCTTGGCTGCACTGATAACATTAAAATCACCACTTCGGATACCCGCCTTCAAACGGTTAGCAACCTCTTGTCGGGCAGTTAACTGACCTTGGGTGGGCCTTGCTAGCTCACGATCCATGAACGAATCAAAGGCTGTATCAGACACCCCAGCACTTTTAGCCTCGGCTTTAAGCCCTGCGATCATCTCATCTTTATCACGCCCATCTTCTGCACCTAAAGCTGAACGAAGATTGCGTGCAATATCTTGACGCGCCCTGATTTGATCAGGAGTAGTGGTAGCTGCGGGTGTTTCTGGCTTTACTGATCGGGTTTGTGGTTCGACGGACGGGGATGGGGAAGGCGGTGCTTCAAGGACACCTGTTTGGGTTTCCCCCTTAGCGGCAGCATCCCTATCGCGTTTAGCTTTCTCAGCCGCAGCTTTCTCAGCCGCAGCTTTCTCAGCCGCAGCTTTCTCAGCGGCAGCTTTCTCAGCGGCAGCTTTTTCTTCAGCTTTGATGCGGTCTTCTACAGCTTTTGCAAACTCCTTCTCTTCACGCTCTTCCGCGTTAGTCGGATAACTAGATCCTTCCGTCTCAAGTTTTTTTGCGTTACGCTCCTCTTCAAGACGCATTCGTCTAGCTTCTACAGAATCATTCCAGTTACCCGCTACGGTGTTTGTAGGAGTGCCTAGAGTGTCCCTCTGAATCGAAGTGCCGTATCCGGCTCCGGAAGATCTACCAGAACTAAAAGAAGTTCCAAATGCGGTCGTTGCCATGGTTACCAGAGGTGTTTGCAAGCCCAATGTCGGGCAGTGGTTTTATCAGTAGCCGACTCACAGTTGTGGCGGGCGCGGAAATTTGCTCGACGTTTCGGATCCTTGTGCTGCCGGAAGTCTTCGTAGTCCCGGTGTCCATAGGATACCTTTTTGACTTTCTCGCCTTCCTTACCCAACACAACGAACTTCTTCTTCGACCCTTCGGGGGCTTGCTTGGGCTTGTTGAAACCGGGATAGGTTTCTCCCATGTAGCGTATTCCTCCTCCGGGTAGTCGCTTGAAGCGTTGATTAGGCATCCCTAAAAGATGCCTTAAAAATCAAATGACAGCAAGTGTTATATGATGCAGGAAACAGGATGTTCACGGGTGCGTGAACATCCAATCTGATCTCACTCGTAGGTCATTGCTTCGGTGAACCAGTCATCTACGTCGTCTGCGTCGATGAGTAATTGCTGCCGGATCGCCTCGACTTTCGGGGAGGTTCGACGCACGGTAGGTGCATATTCAAACCATTCAGTCATAATGTCCCGTTCGGTCTGGTTCTGGATGGCTGCAATAGCTGCAAGAACGGTTGCCTTGAGTCCTTTACGGATCAGCATCTCGCCGAACTGGGCGCGGGTGAGGATCAGGTTAGCCCTTGTATTTGCGAGGGTCGCTGCCGCTAGATGCGCGGCGTGGGCGATCTCAGCCGCAGGTCGTGCCGCTTCGATCTCTTCCATCGTAGGGATAGGACCACCGTCTCCTGCGGTGATTTCATCACCGTAGACGCGCCAACCTCCACGGTTGGGCCAAGCAATCGAAAGGATGTCGTGTGTTGAGATCATTAGGCACGCATAACATGCATTGTAAATCCACGTAAAAGATTGAAAGAAGCATTAGAAGACTCTCCTGCCATTCGTAACGCTACCGTTCCTCCGTTACCAGAAGAGGCAATAACAGTAATTTGAATAGTGATCGGGAAATACGAACCAATGGTCGCAGCACCTTGCTCTTTTAGAGTTTCAAACGCGGAGACGGATGTGCCGATAGTTCGTGCTGCGGCGAGTGCCGTAAACGCATATTCACTATAAGTCACAAAAGTTGGGGAAGAGGGTCCAGTAAAGTCATACTTAAACCCGTAGTTTGACCCTCCGGTTGCCCAGTATCCAGAGAAGATTGCGGTTACCGCCTCCCCTCCAGCAATCGAGAAAGACATACCGGGGACCGCTGCTAGCGTCCCAATTGTATCTACAAAATTATCTTCGTCGAGGATCGCATATTCCCCGCCTCCTCCCGCAGGAGTCGCGAAGGAGGGTGCGGCAGCAGTGCCGTTACTCTTTAAGAAAGTCCCGTTTGCGCCAAGGGCAAGCTCAACAAGTTGTCCGCTGTCGTTGGAGTGAAATACTTTCCAGTTTCCGGCAGTGTGGTCTGAAGTTGAAGTGATCGCGTGGCTACGGTCGTGGAATCGCGAATCGTTACCTTGAGCGAATTGACCAGCCGAACTACCAAACGCTCCCACCTCAAGGACTCCGCTGGTTCCTGTTTTAATTGGTAGACCGGGAGTCGTTCCGATAGCACCATCGTTTGAGATGCCTCCATGAACGTGGCTTGTCGGTGTCCTCGCATCGGTTAGGCGCGAGTCGTTAGTGGCAACGAAGTCGGTTCCGGCAGTAGCTTGAGCAACGGTTGTTCCGTTACCTTTGAGTAGACCTGTAATATTAGTAGTCGTGGACGTAGTGACCGTGTTTGGTCCCGCAGCCCCGGTTGCGCCAGCAGCCCCCGTAGCCCCGGTTGCACCTGTCGCCCCGGTTGCTCCACGAACATCAACACCATTTGCAATAAGTGCTACAAGCCCTGTAGTCCCAACATAAAGCCCAGTTGTAGGTTTGGTCCCGGTCCCTCCTTGCCAGTCCGCGACTTGAAGAACCCTGCGCTCACCATCAGATACGACAGCAAATACAGGACTCCACCCGTTAGTGCCGCTACCACCAGTGGTCTCCAGCGTCTTTGTCCGTGAGGCAAGTTGGTCGAGGGCATCCTTTACCATTCCGGGGTCAGCACCGCTGGTCCAGTTTGCAAGGGTTGTGGGGGTGTAGATAAACCCATCTCCAGCTTCTACCGTGCCTTGAACCTTGAAGTTGAATGCGCCGGGGTCGCTGGGTGCATTCCCAAGATATGCCCCACCCCCTGAGTAAACAGTGAGTCGATCAACACCATTGGATAGGAACTTGAGACTTCCTGATCGCTCATTGGCAAAGCTCATACCCCCCGTAGCATCACAGTAGACATAACCAATTCGGTTCCCTGCCCCGTCGTAAAGCTCGGTCAAATTAAAACCAGTCGCTCCGGTTCCTGTCCCGACAAACCTATTTGTCCCATATGTGGTAAAATCAGGAAACTGAAGTTGAGCCTTTGCACCCGCCACCCCCCGAAGCGAAGTAACCGTTAGGTTAGTAAGGGTCGCGTCCGTATTTGGGGCAATGTAATCAGTCCCAGCAGTAGCTTGAGCAATAGTAGACCCATTACCTTTAAGAACACCATTTATAGGAGTGGTCGTGGACGTAGTGACCGTATTGGGTCCAGCAGCCCCGGTTGCTCCAGTGTCTCCTTTAGCTCCGGTTGCTCCGGTTGCTCCGGTTGCTCCGGTTGCTCCGGGCGCACCAGTAGCACCAGCAGCCCCGGTTGCTCCGGTTGCTCCGGTAGCCCCGGTAGCCCCGGTTGCGCCAGCAGCGCCAGTAGGTCCACTCGGACCCTGCTTCCCGGATACTGCTACGATGTCCCCTTTGGCGGGTAGGACTACCTTACCACCTTTACCGGACTGAATGCGGATAATACCATTACTCATACAGAACTACGGTTTATATTTGGCAGATGGTTGAATATCCAGATCCAGAAGCCCATACGGGATACGGTCCCCATTGGCATCTTGAAGCCATAAGGAAGCTTTCAAGATTCCCCCAGAAACAAAATAGCTTGAGGCAAGCGAGGAAAGATTTACCCGTAGCGTTGTCTCCCCACGGATAGCGTTTACGTGGGTAGCCTGTGAGATGTTCACCAAAGCACTCCCGTCAGAATCAGCGAGGTTACTCTTCGCCATAAAATGCACAGTGGTCCCTGTAAGGTTGATGGGGTATCCAGCATCATCCGTAAACGTCAAGGGCATATCCCAGATCTGTCCAGCCGTTAGACAGAGAGTTTGAGTGGAGCAAGACATAACCACAAAGGATGCCTTAAAAACCACATGACTTCAAGTGTTATGTGCGTAAGTGATCCCCCATGTGGACACTGTATGCAACCCTGCCTTGTGTATGGGATGCACCCTCTCCCATATGCAACGTAGGCTTTAATATGAGCTATCTGAATTACCACAACGACTACACACGATCCTACCCCCCTATTTGAAAAGTCCCCGTAGGGGGTGGGTTACAGTTATACGTATAAGCGTAACCCAGTAGTTAGAAAAGACTTTTTATGTAGGGGGGTAAAAAACAAAAACACCCTCCTGATCCCTGTATCCTGCACCCGGAAGCTAATCCATGAGTGTGGAATCCTCCGATGACAGACTCATTCTCAGTGACTTAATGTTCTTCGTTTGATGTCTCTTGAACCCTGATTCCTGATTCTGGGTTCGGGGTTCCACGGCCACCAACCCCATCCGCTGACGGGCGCAGTCGAGCGCAAGGAAGGCTGCATCAGCCAAATCCGGGCTTCTGCCCATCCGCGCCTTATACTCCGGTTTGGTCTCGACCTTGACCCGAAGAGTCCCAGACTTGACCAAATCATAGTTCCGGTTCGTTATCTCTCGCGCCAATTCGGAAGATACACCCCGCAGTTGTCGAGTTCGCATCAGTTCCTTGCCCACGAACCAGAGTTCGGATACACGGTTAACGTAAAGTTCTTCGCCAACCAGCTTGCTGTTTGCACTGACGCGCCTGTCCGATGCCCTGCCCCCGAAGCTGACGCGCAGGAAGTCGCCGCTCCACTCCCCCGCTAGGACATCACAGAACGGCGACCCCGCGCCCGTGGCATCGACCGCAAGGTTTTCCGCCGACACCTTGTGCTTCTTGCAGAGATCAACAACCTGCTTAACGATCTGGTAGGTGCGCGGCACTGCCTTGTTGGTGGCATCATCCGACAGCAAGTAATGGTTAAGGAACTCGATGGAGAAGCTCCCGCTCTTCTCGTAGCCTATCTGGGCAAAAAAGAGAACTGTTCGGTCACCCCCGTTGGTGAAGGCTGGGTCAAGCCCCGCGACAAGGACTGGTTTGGACTGCCAATCCGCAGGACTCACCGCTCCGGTGTTGACCAGTTCCGTCTCACTGTAGATGCTCTCGTTCTCATCCCCGTCGAAGAACACGGCGCGGACCATTCGCATGTAGGCCCGTGAGTCTTCGCCCAGAATCGCCTTGTCCTCCTCTACCTTATCAAAGGTAGGTAGCCAAGGATACAGGGTCTCCCCCGCTACGATGTTCGGGCTGCGCTCACCGTCGAGCCTCACATAGCGCCCACCCCACTTGGTCCCCCACGAATCGTGTAGCTGGACATCAACACTGTTCCACCCGTCCTTTGGCTCAGACCAGATACCAAAGGCGTTGAACCGGGAGGAGGGGTTCGACATGCCGATGATGTGTAGCTCTTCGTTCTTCGACAAGTTGGAGAGACCCGCATTGAGAATCGCCTCGCTGAGTTCTGACAACTCATCCGCGATAACGAAGACTCTCTTCTGTTTGATACCGATGAACTTCCCGACTGCTTCGCGAGTCTTGGACTTCTCTGCCGCGATGAGTCGCAGCCCCGCCCGTTCGATCAGCGTCCCCTTGTCATTGGTGTAGGCGATACTGCCGATGGAGTCCCGAATCTTGCAGGGGGCGAAATCTTCAATGACAGACATCAACGAGATCACGGACCCCCAGATACGTGTCCGCGCACCTTGCAGGGTCGTTGAGGTCATCAGGATCAGGGTCTCGTTGGGCTGGGATAACCAATTGACAATCCCAAACGCCGCCATGGTATGTGACTTACCGGAACTGGCAGACCCGCCGATGGACAGATACTTATGTTCCAGAGCTTCCCGGATCATCAACTCCGCCCACGGGTGCTTGACCATCATCGGCTCCGGACACCTGTCAGGGTCATTCCAGAGGACATCGCAGATCCGCCAGAAGTAATACTCCTTCTCCTTGACGACGTTGTGTTTTGCGAATCCAAAGAGCAGCCCAGTCAGTAATGTGGTGGGTGGGATCGTAAAATCACCAACCTGCATCAACTGGGTTTTTGGATCAACCTTCGGCTCCAGCCTTGACTTGTTTGCCATAATGGGGATCTGTTATTCAAAGTATGCCCAAATTGACCAAACACCAACTCCAAAAGGATCAGTTAAGGCAGAGGGCTATTGATCTGCACAATCAGGATATCCCGCAGCCCCGCATCATGCAGGAGTTGCAGATCTCGAAATCAACCCTCCGTCGATGGTTGCGTGAGTTGGGGATCCCCCCAAAGGAGAGTCGCTACCACACTAACACAAAGCTAGGAGAACCGAAGGTTGACCCTGTAGAGGAAGTCCTTACCACGAACCTGACCGGGGTTCTCAGTGACTCGATCCGGCTTGAGAAGACCAATGAACGGCAAGCAGAAGATCTGGCGATCTTGGAACACGCTGCTGCACAGACATCCCCCGCTGAGAAGTATCAGAGCTACATTGCCGCTGGTGCGGTCAAGCTAATGCGGGATAGCCTTAAGTTGGTTAAACCCGCCAAGAACATCCGCGAGCTTGACCAACTTGACCAGATCATCCGGCGCAGCTTCGGCCTTGATGCACGATCTGGTGGTGGTCGCGGCAAGATCAGCATCGACGTATCGATCCTGACCAACAGCAAGGCTGCGCTCAACGGAGGTGCGGTGGGTGTAGGGGGAGTCCCCACCCACACCATCGATGTCAAGGCACTGCGGCAGAACAAGGGTAAGGTCATCGACGTTGAGGTCGAGGACGACGAAGTTGACGGTGAGGTTGAGATCGAGGTCGAGGACGAAGGATGATCATCGGGATCGATAACGGGATCGATGGAGGACTCTGCGCAATCTCGCGTAGTCACGGCAAAATTATCGCGAAGCGTGTCATGCCGATCCTCAAGCGGAATGGTAAGTCCGAAGTGGATGTCCCCATGCTCCGCGATTGGATCCTCGCCCTGCACACTGAACCCTGTATCGTGGTCGAGGAACCCTTGCGCCACGCCAAAAGCTCTCAGGCAATGCGGTCGATGGCGATGAACTTCGGCAAGATCCTAGGGGCGTGTGAGATGAAGGGGTGGCAAACGGTTCCTGTTGAAGTCCACCACTGGCAGAAGAATATGCTGGTAGGATCCAAGGGCAAGGGAACGAAGGCTGCTGCGCTGACCGTAGCTGAACGGCTATCCCCCGGCGAGGATTGGACAAAATCAGACAAGGCGACAATCCCCCATGACGGGATGATCGACGCTTATCTTATCGCGTGTTATTGGAGAAAACAAAAGTAAACAAAAATCCCTTGATGGTTTTGTTTCCGGCTTTACGGTCCCCCTGTGAAGCAATTATTCGACAAACAAGTGGAGGCAAAAGACTTCTTCCGGACGAAACACCTGTCCAGAAAATCGACCCTCGACACCTCCTCGACCGGAACGGGTAAGACCGTGGTAGCCGCGAGACTCGCCATGGAGTGGGTGCAGGAAGGTAACCACGTTGCCGTCCTTTGCCCAAAGGCAGTGATCCCTTCATGGGAGCGTGAGTTGGCTGAGTGCAACGTGACACCGCTTTTCGTGACCAACTACGAGAAAATCCGGGGTGGGAAAACCCCTTGGATGTCCAAGCAAGGGGCGAAGCTAATGACTTGGAAGCTGCCCAAGAACACCCTTGTCCTGCTTGACGAAGTCCATAAGTGCAAGGGTCCATACACGCAGAACGCGCAGTTGTTTATCTCGCTGCTCCAGCAAGGGTATGTGACCCACTCCATGTCTGCTACGGCAGCGGAGAATCCAGCAGAGATGCGTGGGTTGGGTTACGCGATGCAACTGCACAACCTCAACAAATCGGAGAACGGATTACCTAACTTTTTCTCATGGATGTTACGCAATGGTTGTGTGAGGAACGCATGGGGTCAGTGGGACTTCGTCGCCAAAAGATACCTCTCCAACATCCGCACGGAGCTTTACGAGGCAGACGGACACTCCGCACATAAACTCAGCATTTCGGACTTCCCCGATTCGTTCCGTGGAAACATGGTCCACTACGAGCCGATCCAGTTCTCCAACCTGTCCAAGATCCGCAAGGCATTCAGTGACCTTGGGCTTACGCCCCAAATCATGGAGGACTACATCGAGAACGGGACCGTTGAGGACAAGGACAACATCATGCTCGTAAACATCCTACGCGCACGGCAGTTAGCGGAGTCGCTCAAGGTCCATGACATCGCAGAGATGGCGGAGGATCTTTTGCTGGAAGGAAAGTCCGTGGTGATCTTTGTCAATTTCTCCGACACGGCAGATGCCCTTGCCCAACTCTTGGGGTGCGGGAAGATCGTGGGCAACCAGACAGCCGACGACAGGCAGAACATCATCGACCGATTCCAGAGGGACGAGGATAGAGTCGTAGTGGTCAATATCGCCGCAGGAGGAACTGGTATCTCGCTCCACGATCTGCGGGGTGAATACCCACGGGTGTCGTTGATCTCGCCCAGCTACTCCGCGAAAAACCATGTGCAGTGCCTTGGGCGAATCCACCGCAATGGCGCGAAGTCCGATGCGATCCAGAAGGTCTTGTTCGCCTCAGACTCCATCGAGGAGGTGGTCATCAAGGCACTCCAGCGGAAGATCGAAAATTTAACAACCCTGCACGGGGTTGCATAACAAAGATACTAGAACCATGAATAACTGGCAGAAACAAAAGATTGACCAAGGCATGTGCCTACAGTGCGGACGCTACCCTTTCGGTGGCGAAGGCGGAACCAAGAACCGTTGTGCTAGCTGCGCTGAGAAATCTCGTCAATACAACCGCAACCGATACAGAGCATCCCGTGGTATCCCCTTTGATAAACCCACCCCCACCGAACGAAACGCACAAGAGAAACCATGACCGACTTGGCACTCCTTGTCCTCTTCGCGATCCTCAATGGAGTCGCTATGATCAACATTATTTTTAAACCATGAAAGAACAAAACGAACTACTAGAAGCCGCAGAAAAACTGTTGGGAATCCTAAGCACCATCGATGCTATCACTTTCGGGGATCTCACCATCTCTGAATGGAATGTGATTGAGGAGGCTCGACAAATCGTTGAGAAACACCGCCCAAAGCCTAAGAGGATTGAGGGCTGGATCAACCTTTATGCTCCTGATGAAGAATACATGGGTTTTATTTATCTTACTGAGGAGGACGCTAAGACCCATTGCAGCGATTACACGTTGAGGCAGGTCCACATCCGCGAAGTCCTTCCGGTCGAGTGGGATCCTTGGACCGTCGAAACCTTGTTAGATTTTCCGCATTTAAAAGCCATCATTGATGCTCACAACGCAGAGATGGAAAGGGTAATCGCCATAATCGGCGAATAAAACGAGTAATTTCAGATTACTCGCAGAGCATGACGAATTATGAGTGGAGGATATATCGGCTATCATCAGCACCGCTTAACGGATATCGCATTTGAAATTGAGGAATTGATCGCGTTGAACGACGACAAGACTCTAGACCGATTCGGAGAGAGGATTGGGAACGGATTCCCGCAGGAGATCACCGACAAGTTTGAAGAAACGGTATACACCTTGCGGAAGGTCGCGGAGATGGTTAAGCGAATTGACTACCTACTCAGCGGCGACGACGGCGAGGAATCGTTCCTGCGTGAGTGGCAGGAAAAAGTGGAACAACGCACCAACGACTAATCATGAAAACCGCTGACCAGATATTTATCGACGCTTTCAAAAAATCTCAAGAGGCTCTCGGGCTAATCCATTTCAGAACCTCATTTGAGTTGGATAATTCGATGGTCGCTTACGCAAGCATCCACCGGAACTCGGTAGACTGCACTGCCCACGTTAAGTTTAACGCACAGATGATGGAGCGCGATAAGGTCTTGGTCTCTACGGCTGTCCATGAGGCAGCACACCTCCTCGTCCAAGACCTACGTTGGGCGCAGCAGTGCGCCCCCGACCACATAGCGGATACCGAAGACGAGAGGATCGCGAGTCGCCTTGAACCGCTACTCCTCCGCGCCCTCTTTCCAAACCAGAAGACTAAATGACAGAACAAACCAAACAAGTATAAATAACAAATGAACATCATCGATAACCGAAGAGAAGATAGCAACGCAGAGAGAATGGCTGAGTTTGAAAGAAAACCCTACATGACGATGCATGAGCTTTTCACACGCGCCTTCAACGCAGGGGTAGCCGCTCAGTCCGATCAACAAGAAGCGGAGAGACAAGACGCGATGGACAAGGCGCGGGAGCGATACAACGCGCAACGTGACACCGAACCTGTTGCGTTCATGGACGTTGCCCCCGGCAAAATGATCGCGAGTATCGCCTTTAAAATGACCCTTTCTTCAGAGAGGCTTTTTCCTAAACAAGAAAACCCTCTCTAAGAGGAAACTCATATTTTAAAGTATGACAAGAGACCCAGAAATTGACGCTGACGCGATCCTCGCTACGATGAGCGAGAAGAAAATTGTCAACCTCATCGTTGACATTGACTCCACCATCGGGGACATGAACTTCACCCAGCACCTTCTCAAAGAACTCATTAAGTCCCTTAGCGGAGACATGAGTAAAGAAGATGTGAAAGCTTTTGTGATGAAACTACTAAACGAAAAATGAAACCAGACCACGCAAACCGGGGACACGCTGAGTTCTCCCCAAGCTCACTGAAGTATGTCGCTGGATGCCCCGGCTACAAAGGACTGAGTGGCAGCAGTGCCGCCGCAGAAAAGGGAACACGCATCCACGAAGCTCTCGAAACCCGCGACCCATCTGCGCTGCACGATGAGGAAGAAGTCTCGATCTACGACAAGATCGTTGATATGGAAACCGCATTCCTTGAGACCTTTATCTCAGGATGAAATCCCTTCGATACGGACAACGGGCAGACTTACGTGACCGAATCCTACTGTTGTTAAGCGATGGGAAGCAATGGCACATCCGGGACTTGACTGAAGCTCTCGCGTGGCCGAAGGCAACCAACATCTCAAAAGTTCTCAACGAGATAAAACAACATTTGGTAGTCACACGGGATCCCCGGCGACTCCTCAAGGAATCATCCAACAACTGCCGTAAAGGAACACTTTGGCAACTAAATACAAAAGACAATGACTGAATCACACACTGTCGGAGAATGGCTCGACAAGTCGCAGATGAAAGATATGAGGCTCCTCAAGGAGCATGAGCTTCTTTCCAAGTTCCCGGACGAAACCTTGACCATGCTGTATGAGGATTGGTGTCACCAAGAGCGGGGATGCCTTTGGGCTACCGCTAACCCCAAGAATGTCAGAGAATTTGTGAAGCATCTTAAACGAGAAAATCAATGATAACAGAATACAACGAGATCCAATTGGAGATCCCCCTCAACTACGGTCTTAAGACCTACGGAACCTGCGACCGTCTTACGATCAAAGATAAGAAGGCACTCCTCGCTGATTATAAAACGGGGGTATCACAGATTGATCACCCCTCTGAGAACTGGCAAGCGATGGCTTACACCATCGGGGTATTTGATAAGTTCAGTGACATTGAAAGCGTCACGTTCGTTTTCTACATCCCCTTCTACAACGACACCCCCAACCATACCTTCCACCGCAGTGAACTTGAGACCCTGCGGGAAAAGGTCAGCGTGGTAATCGCCCGTGCTGCCTATGTCCGCTCCAAGTGGACCTGCGGCACACCGTCGTTGGATGAATTGAATCCGTCTCAGAACTGCCGCTTCTGCGCTTACGAGTCGAACTGCCCCGCGTTGGGAAGTCTCGTCCTTGGGGTCGCAGATAAGTTGGGCGTGAACTTGCCTGATTCGCTCGACCCAGAAGGAGCAGACCCTGAGACGCTTGAGAACGTCTACGGAATCGCTAAGGTTGTGTCCAATTGGGCAGACACCTTCCGCTCCAAGGTGGTGGCTATGGCGAAGGACGGGCTTGAGTTCCCTACCTTGCGGCTGCGTTCCATGGGGTGTACGAAGCGTTGCGAGGACAACGAGAAGCTTGTAGAAGTAGCTATGAGTTATGGACTTACGGACATTGAAGTCCTTTCCGCAGCAACCTTCCCGTTGGGTAAGCTTACCAAGGCTATTTCTGATAAAGCTCCGAAGGGCGAAAAGAGTGCGAAACAAAAAGAATTTCTTGACGATCTCGATTCACATGGGATCCTTGAGACCTCTGAGGAGCGGTTCACGCTCTCCTGAGACGCTAAACTAACAAACCAATAAAACAAAAAGCAGTAAAACAACATGAGTGAAATCGTAAAGACGCAACCAGCAAACAAGGGATTTCTCATCTCCGCAGATGACATTGATATCCCCCGCATCAACCTGATCCAGAAGACATCGAATATCGATGCTCCAGTTGGGTCCATCGTTCTGGACAAGATCCACGTTCTCGCTGAGAAAGAGTCGGCGATCCCCGTCACGGTGATCAACCCTGTCAAGGGTTGGAAAGAAGACATCCCGTATGGCTCCGATGCCATGTGCCGGATGGCTTACAACGAAGCTGAAGCAGCGGTCCTCCGCGAAGAGTCGGACCACAAGGTCATCGAGTTCGCAGAGATCACGCTTCTGTTCCAGTCGCCTGACGAAGATCCCGATCCCGCGACTTACCCGCTCCCGTTGGGTGGTAAGTTCTGCGCCCTCGGCAAGATCCATGTCCACAAGGATGCCTACCGCATGACCTACAAGGCACTCGCTACGTGGGCTGCTGCCAATAGCCCCCGCAGTATCTCGGAGGTTGAATGGGAGTTTAAATCCTCCCTCCTCCAGCGTGGACCCCACAGTTGGTTCGTCCCTTCTCTGAAGGTTACCTCCAGAGAAACCAACCCGCAGATCCTTGAGTTCCTCAACAAGTTTTCTGCATGAGCGGTGACGAACTGACCACCCTCCGCAGCTACACTGTGGAACTGGATTACCTCGGGCGGAAGCTGGAAGAAAAACAAGATGAAATCGACCGGGAACTGGACAGGATTAGATTGGTCCAGAAAGCAATCGAGATTGTTCTGGAAGCCAATCCGGAATTGAGTTTCCGCGACAACTAATCCTGTAGCCGAAAGGCATTGAAGACTAACGAAGTCACCGAAACCCCCCTCTGTGAAATACCAGAGGGGGGTTTTTTAAACTCAAATTAAAAAACAAAAATGAGAATTTACGCAGTCGATTTTGAAACCTACTACGACAACGAGTGCAGTATTAAAACACTCGGGTGGAAAGGATACTTTAACCACTTCGCTTTCGATGCCTACCTTGTCACGGTCTACGCGAATGATGATCAAGGAGAGTTTTCCTACGTGGGATCTCCTAAAGAACTGGACTGGTCCATCTTGGACGGGAACATGGCTATCTCCCACAACGCAGCCTTCGATGAGTTGCTCTACCACGAAGGACTGTTGAAAGGGTGGTGGAAGGGTCCGGAGTCTGTCGAATGGAACTGCACCGCTGATATGGCTTCGTTCCTTGGACTTCCCCGCGCACTTAAGAACGCTTCTAAAGAGGTGCTTGGCGTTGAGGTTTCCAAGGAAGTCCGGGACACCATGAAGGGGCAAAACTGGGACAGCATGACCCCAGAGTTCCAGAAGCAGGTGAGCGACTACGCCATCAAGGACAGTGTCCTCTGTCTTGATCTGTGGAATGCTGTGTCTGCACAATGGCCGGAAGTAGAGCGCAAGATCAGTCGCATCAACCGGATGGTTCTCAGGAACGGTGTCCCGATGGACGTTAACGAACTTAAGACCCAGAAGGATTATTTGAAGGCTGAGTTGTTCAAAGTCGAACAGCAGGTTCCGTGGGCGGATGAATCCCCGATCCTTAGCCCGAAAGCATTCAACAATGCCTGTCGCGAAGTGGGTATCGAACCTCCGAAAAGCCTTGCGATGGATGACCCTGACGCAGAGGAATGGATCCGCCGATACGGTAAAAAGTTCCTGTGGGTCGAAGCTGTCCGAAACTGGAGACGTATCAATGCACTCCAGAAGAAGCTGGAGTCCATTGACCACTCCACCAATGCCTCCGGTCGCTGCTACATCGGACTGACCTACTTCGGAGCGCACACCGGACGCTTCTCCGGAAGTGGTGGGAACTTTAACATCCAGAACCTTCCCCGCGCTGAGATGTTCGGAGTGAACCTCCGCTCCTTGATTACTGCTCCAGCCGGGAAGAGCTTGGTTGTGGTTGACTTGTCCCAGATCGAAGTTCGCACCTTGGCGTGGTTGGCAGGAGATGAAGACCTGTTGAAGGAGATCGCACAGTCTGACGATATCTATGAGGTCTTCGCGATCCGATTCGGGATGTGGTCGAAGGATCGTGGTTCTCTCCGGGCGGAAGATCCCAAGCTGCGCCACAAGGTCAAGACCATCGTCCTTGGCTGCGGGTATGGTGCGGGGGCGAAGAAGTTCTCAGAGATCTCCGATATGGATATGGTCGAGGCTTTTGAGGCAGTCCACCTGTATCGACGGGCCTTGCCAAAAGTCCCCAAACTCTGGGCGAAGTATGATTCTTGCCTATACTCTGCGTTTCAGATGATCAGTTCCGGCAGGAAGTGGGATCTTACCCTGCCATCCGGGCGATCCCTCAACTACTCCGGTATCTCCTTCGTGTCCCACAACGGAGGACGGCAGTGTGTTATCGACAAAATCATCGGTGGGAATAAACGCAAGACCCGCGTATGGGGTGGGGTCATCACGGAAAACGCATCACAAGCCCTTGCGCGGGATATCTTCTGCCACCACATTGTCTCGCTCCATGAGGCGGGGTATAAGATCCTGTTCCATGTCCATGACGAAGTCGTCATCGAGTCCCCTTCTGAGGGTGCTGAAGAAACCTTGAAGGAGGTCGTAAAGATCATGTCCACCGCACCAGAGTGGATCGACTTGCCTCTTAGTGCCGAAGGTAAGATTTTGAAGCAATACGAAAAATGAGATACATCGATAACCTTAGAAGCGACGACGCAAAGAAGCTGGATGATCCCCAGACAAAGTCGAAAAGCTGTGCCGTCCCACAGTTCGACAGCAAGGCTGAGTTCCGTGACTGGTGCGCGGACCAGAACACCAAGCACGCTTTCATCAGCTATTGTGAAGGCGACTCCCCGCGCAAGCGGGTCTCTGCCAAGAATCCTGTGAACAAGGTGGGGGGGTTTATCGCGGACTTTGATGCCCCGGTTGACTGGGTCTCCGTCAAAGACATCATCAACGCAGCACTCCCGGTCGCTCCTACTTGGATCACCAAGACGTTCAGCGGATATATCCGCATGATCTGGGAGTTTGAAGAGCCGCTTCCAATCGACCCAAACATGTATGATGCCTTCATCCGGGAACTTGCACGTAGCCTCAAGGCTCCGAAAGCGTTGGCTGGGTTTGACGAATGCAGCTACAAATCGACTCAGTATTACGAGATCGGATCCGACTGGACAAAGATGGGGTCCGTAGTCCCCGGTGACCTCATCTACACCGCTCTTGTAAAAGTTGCTGGGACACGCCCCCCAACATCGACTGATACAACAGTCCCCATGGATGTTGTCGCGGCAGAGATCGAGGCTCAATACCCCGGTCGATGGCATGGCGATTTCGAGGTTGGTGCGCGTGGTCCGTTGTTCTGGATTGACGATGGAATCAACCGTGATGGTTGTCAGGTCGCTGAAGACGGGATGATCTGTTACAGTGATCGGGCCGGAAAAGGATTCGTCTCATGGCGCGAAATCTTGGGCAAGAAGTTCATCGAGCAGTATGAGCGTAAGAAGATCGGAATCGTCCTTGATGAATACTGGTTCAACGGGAAGAGCTTCTTCAAGCTCCTCAACGGTAGCTCCGTGATTATCCCCAAGGACCAACTATTGCTTGAGTTGAAGGCAGCTAACTTTTCTTCCAAACCGAAGAAGAACCAAGTCCTTACGGAAATCGAGCAAGCAGTGCTGGCAATCTCCAACCACAATCGCGTGGATGAGATCGCCCCGGTCGTGTTCTCCGCAGACCGCATTGTCGAACACAACGGTCACCGGATTCTCAACTCGGCATCCATCGAGCCTGTCGAACCTGCTGACGACGGAGACCCTGCGCTTTGGCCGTTTATGAATGCGTGGCTGGGTCAGATGTTCGTCCCTGCGTATGGAGCCAACGGTCCCAGACCTGCGACCGACTACCTGTTTGCTTGGATCAAACGATTCTACCAAGCTGTCCTCAACCGTAAGTTTTCCCAAGGACAGGCACTGTTGTTGGTTGGACCTACCAACAAGGGGAAGTCACTCCTGTCCAACAAGGTTATCTCCGCGATGGTTGGTGGGCTTGCAGACGCTTCCGAATACCTGTCCGGGCAAACGAAGTTTAACAAGGATCTCGCACGGGTCGCTGCATGGGTGATCGATGACACGGTATCCGCTGCATCGTTCCAAGATCAGCGACGAGCAACGGAGCTTATCAAGCGTGCCGTAGCAAACCCGCGCATCGAGTATCACGCCAAATACGTTGATGCCGTGTCGATCCCTTGGACGGGGCGGGTTATCTTGTCGTTGAACATGGATGCTAACAGTCTGTCAGTTATCCCTGCGCTCGATAGTTCCAACCGGGACAAGCTGCTCGCCTTGCGGATCAGCGATGCTGCTACCAGTAACTTCCCATCGAATAACATCCTTGAGGACATCATCGACAAGGAACTCCCCCACTTCGCCAAATACATCTTGGACTGGGCTGTCCCACAGGACATCGAAGTCTACTCCCGTTTCGGGATTGAAAGCTACATCGATGAGTCCATTGCGTCTGCCGCGTATGACAACTCCAGCCGTTCGTCCATTGCGGAACTGGTTGAGTTCTTTGCAGTTCACTGCCGTGGGGTTAACACTTCAATGAACGAGTGGACTGGGACAGTTACTCAGTTCCAAGTCTTGGTGCAGGAATACAACAACGGTCGCCATGTGGGGCAGTCCGCGAACCTTGAATTCGTTCGTCGCGGGATTGCTGCCATGGAGGAGGCTTATAAATCCAACACCAAGCTACGTCCAGTCCGCTCCACAGGAAGTGGTGGCGGTAAGGTCTGGACAATCGGAATTGAAGAACGCTTCGATATCATCAAAAACCTACACTAATATGACAAACTATGGACTTGTTGCCGGGATGTGTTTCGGCATGGCATTCGGAGTTATCTACGCATGGGCGACCCATGTCGTAGTTGAGCAAAGACACGCAAAGGAAATCGAGGAGATCGTAGGTGATCTCAATGCCTATCGTGTGATGGCAGAGTGGGACTAACTCTTGCGAGCATCCTTGATGGCAGCTTTCCGGCTGCGATAGGGGCGCACTTTGTCAGCGATCTTTCTGGGTTGCGCGACAAATTGCTGCCCCTTTTTCATGCCCTCCCGCTTCGCTGCCGAAGTCCTTTGATACTCCGCATCGGACAAAGCTCCGATTGCTTTCTCAGGTAAGTAGCGTTCTCCCGTAGCCTCTGGGCCTTGGGTCGAAGGCTTACCGCTCTTGGTCCTCCATTTCTGGTCGGTCCAACTCTTCAACGATTTCTGTGAAGCACGGAGGGCCATGGTTAATCGGTATACCCTCCGCCTGATTGTTTGTAGCGGAGCGCGAGTAGCTGGGCTTTTCTCGCAGACCACTGCCCCGGTTTGCCGCCTTTGCTCCCACCTTTGATCTGGTTGAACAATTGCTTACGCATGGAGGGCTTGGTGTAATTCCCCGCTTCGTTGACCCGTGACTCAGATTTCATTTCTTGATTTTGACCTCTCCGGAATGAAGCTCCTTACGAAGCTTTTCGATCTGAGTCTTGCGGAGGGGAGACCCCTTGGACAAGAGATACCGCACTTGCTGTTTGCTCTTGGTCTTCATGCTTCGTTTGTCGAAACCTGCCCGTCACTCTGAACAACTTCAGCCGGGGATCCATCGAGGTTGAATCCGCTGGGCCACCGATACCCAACCACACGGGATTGAAGGAAAGGCTTAATGTTTACGGCATCACCTTGGTTACCGCCAAGAATCATCAGGTTACCATATTGGTCTTTCCCAGTCAGGAAACCAACGTGACCCGTGGAAGAGTTCCGCGACCCGCGCCAGAACACAACGATGGCTCCCTTGAGCGGACCACAGGGTTGACCCCATCTTTCAAAGCTCCGCGCCATGCCGGAACGTGTGCCTTTGATATCAACGTCTTCCAACATCGCATTGACATAGCCAGCACACCAAGGGGTCTCGTCGTCCCGGAACGACAGTTTTGCCAACTCCCAATAGGACAGCACCCGCTTACTGTGTTGCTTCCCGGCGATCTCAGAAACCCCGATCTCTTGCCGTGCGCGACGGAGCCAGATAGGTTCATCGGCGACAGAGGGTGGGGCAACACGGTCGGAGGGTTCCTTTCGGAGTTCCGCCATCGTGATCGGACCCACGTAATCCCGTGGACTGAGACCCTTGAAAACCTTAAATGCTACAATAGCAGAAGAGGTAAGGAGACTGAGCTTGCCGTCCACGGGTCCGGGATCGAACCCGTGGACTTTAAGTCGAGTCTGGATTTCCTTGATGTCGTTCATGGGAATACCAGTTTCGGGTTATCGGAATTAGAATTTCTTGCCAGCATCAGCGATGCCTTGACCGACGATGTATCCGGTGATGATCGTAGCGATCCACTGGGACATCTCGGGGGTAAGTCCGACTTGAGTTCCGAACGTGATCAGGGTCGTGCCGATGACAGCAGCCCACAGCTTACGGGATTTGATTTTTTCCATATTATTTGTTGGGTGTAACATGACTCACATCATGTTGTAAAGACTATGTCCTGATTTGCCCATCGGGTCCAGTTGGACTTTGGGTCGAGCCATGCCATTGAAGGCATCCTTCTCCTCATCGAGCAACTGTTTGCAAGTTCCCCAATGAAACGCAGAACGCTCCATGTCAGCGTTATCTTCAGCAACGATACCAAGCAAAGCGTGTTTGATAGCGTTGATGTTGGAAAGGTAAACGATGTCCGTGTTGAAGAGCAGCGTGTTGAACTTTCGCTTAAGCAAAAGAACAACGTGCTTCTCATCGCTATTGGGGTTTGCAAAACGATACCAGCGATAGCGAGCGATTTCATCCCCGCGACCTTCTGCTAAGGAAAAACTGGTGGCTCCCGAAACTAACTGGACATCTACCATAGCCGTTAAGCCTTCAAAGCGGACCAACTCAACATCAACAACTTTGTTGGCATCAGTAAACGCAGTCTGTATGGAAGCACTCCCATCTAACTGAAACTTGTGGATTACCTTCTGCGAGTCCGATTTTACGTAGGTCACGTATACCGCCCCATAGGTTGGCAAAACGACTTCCGGCGTGACGGGGACCACCTTTAGTTGATACTTGGTGGTCCCATCAAACTCAAACTTGGTTGGGTGTAGCCCGTCATCCACTGCACCATACAGGTAGTTTGGACTATCCTCATAGCGACCGCTGGTTTTGTAGTCCTGCCATCGAGCGTTCAGATCAACAGGGTAGCCCTCTATAACGGCAGACATTACAGACTCCGCTTCCCGTGGGATGTAGAAGTAGTTTGTGTCTGTAGAGATGGTGTATTCAAACACAAGGTCGCGCCAGTAGCCCAGACTATAAAGTCGTGGGAGAGCCATGTTCAAATAATTGACAAAGCCATCCCCCGGAGGTATGTAGCCAGAAAGGGACGAGCTTAAGGCTGAGACAAATTGAGCCATGGTAAAGTCTAGATCAGTAAAGAGAATATTCAAGAACAGAGTCTTATGAGAAAACTTTTGTTAAGGAACAACCTGAGCCTTGGGGATGTCGTCGTTTGTTCTGCGGCTATCCGTGATTTGCATAAAGCTCATCCGGGTAAGTTCCTAACTGGATATACGGGATCTTGTGCGCAAGTTTTTGACCACAACCCCTACATCGAACACGATCCGGAGGCAGAGGAAATTAATTTGGAGTATCCTGCAATCCATAAAAGCAATCAACGCCCCCGGCACTTCATCGAGGCTTACCATGAGTTCTTGTCAGATACGTTAGGGGTGGATATCCCCATCACAGAGTTCAAAGGGGATATCCACCTGACTGATGATGAGAAGAAGTGGGTTAGCCAAGTGCATGAAATCGTAGGTTTCGATGCCCCTTTCTGGATCATCGTATCCGGCGGGAAGTTCGACTATACCTGCAAATGGTGGGGGCATCACCATTACCAAAAGGTGGTGGATGAACTGCGCGGGAAAGTCTTGTTCGTGCATGTGGGTGAAAAGGACCACCACCACCCCCAGCTTGACGGGGTGATCGATCTACGAGGTAAGACCGATGTCAGACAGTTGATCCGGTTGGTCCACCACTCCCAAGGGATCGTGTGTCCTGTAACCAGCCTCATGCACCTTGCTGCGGCTGTCCCGGCAAAGGAAGGTAACCCTACGAACAGGGCTTGTATCGTCGTTGCAGGAGGCAGGGAACCCGTTGCGTGGGAGCATTATCCGTCTCACCAGTTCATGCACACTGTCGGAATGCTCCCCTGCTGCCAAACCGGAGGGTGCTGGAAGTCCCGCACCGTAGCGTTGAACGACGGCAGTGACAAAGATAATAGCCTGTGCGCGGCTCCTACCATATCCTCTGTTGGAACTCATACACCGAAATGCATGGAAATGATCACCCCCGCGAGTGTGGTCACGGCAGTCTTCAAGTATCTGGTCGGCGGGTCTTATAAGGTCATAGACCCGGATAAATGGTCCCGTGTGGAGGCTCACCTTACAGCCCCGCTATAATTACGGCGGGGTATCTGTGTAGCAAAATACCGATTGGCCGGAATTAATATAACCCGGAGGGACCGTTACAGCTATTTGATAATTACCAGTAGCAGGGTAAAGTCCTGTTTCGCAGGTCCAAGTGGTCAGTTCACCGCTAGAGCTAGAATCAGAGCTATACTCAGAGCTATACTCAGAGCTATACTCAGAGCTATACTCAGAGCTATACTCAGAGCTATACTCAGAGCTA